TCGGCGTTGTGTTTACCGTGTTTGCAATCAAAGCGCGGGCGAAAGAAACAAAAGCCGATCGCGACGCCAAGCGTACGGAACGAGCCGCACTTGAAAGCCGTAAAAAAAATATGGCGACCGAAAACCCGTACATAATCAAAATGAGCGACGCCGCGGTAACGTCGCCCGCAACGACGTTGAGTTTTCCGATATTTACAAAGGCGGTCGGCGTAACGTTCGATAATTGCCAAGAAAACATACAAAAAAGCAATGTCGGCGACCCGCTTTTAATTAAACACAAACCGACCGAGGAATATCCCGAAAGCGTGGACGTCATAAACGCGCGGACGCATAAACGTATCGGGCGTATCAAATCGGATCTTGCGTGGGAATTTGTGGGCGAGTTCGACGAACGGTTTACACTTGACGGCGAAATCGCCGATATAACGGGCGGTAGCAACGGGCAAAATTACGGTTGCAATATAAAGATTGTCGGCGAGCATATCGACGACTAACACCAAAAACAAGCAATAAAAAACGCCTTCTTGCGAGGGCGTTTTTTGTTTTATCAATTAAAATGTTTTTCGCCGAGGCGGGTTGCCCAACCTTCAAACCATATTCGATCGTAGGGCGGTAAAGTGTTGCCGAGTCCTTTTCGTATTTTGTACTCGCGCCACCAATAGCGAATACAAGAGGGAATACTAACAACAAAAGGCATAAACACGCCGAGCATAATATTTTGTAAACCGTGTCCGCTTTCGTGTTGTAAGATATGTAAAGACGGGTTTTTGTTGACGACAAAAAACGCGCCGAGTTCAAATCCGCCCCAACCGCTCCCGACTTCAAAATAAATCAAATAATGAAATCGTTTCGGTTTATGCCCCGTTACAAGCAAGGCAAGGGCAACAACGCCGCCGCAAAGCGTCATAAGCGCGCCCCACGTTAGCGACAAAAGCCAAAACATAATTGCTTTAACTGTTTTCATTTTGTACCTCCAAAGGCTTATTTTTCAAGTCGTAAAGCGTTGCCTCGATTTGCGACTTTATCCACGTTTCGACGTCGCCGAAGTTGTCGTTTATAAATTTTTCGACGTCCGCCGATAACTGCATACGCGCCGACGCGATTGCAAGTTTTAACGCCTCCTCTTGCGCGTCTTTCGTCCAAGCGTCCGTACCTTTGATAGACTCGACGTACGTTTGATATGTAGCCTTTACGGCGTTTGAAACAACGTTCGTCGCGCCTTGTAAAAGATTGCGCGCTTTTTCGTTTTTGATTTTGGTATTGATAAGGCTTTTAACCTTTGCCAAAACCCACGCGCCGAGCGTGGCGAGTAGGGCGGAAACGATTTTGATTATAATACTTTGCCAATCCATAAGTTTTTTAATCCTCCGTTTTGTTTTCGTTTTCGGGGTGGGGCGGAAATTCGGGCAACGAGATCAAGTCGTTGTATAAGTCCGTGATAACGCCGTTGCCGCCGAGCAAGTGATACGACTCATACTCCCGACGCAATGCGTCTTTTGCATAAATCGGACAATAGCCGCGGTCGGTGTATTTTTCGTGCTGTCGTATGATTTCGGCGCGCAAAAGACTTTGCAAGCCGCTTTGCATTGCTTTGTTTTTTGCGTGTCCGCTTTTGAAGTTGCCGACAATCGCCGTTACCACCGCGCCGACGGACGTACTTATAATCGCGGTTAAGATCGTTGCCCAAACGTTCATTTTACACCTCTACAAACCACTCGTCGCGGAGCGACGCGCCGTTGTTTTCGGCGATTTCTTCTTTTGACTTACCGTCAAGGTCGTTGACCCAAATTTCGCAAGCGTCGTCAATTTCGCGTTGAGTGAGTATCCCCGCCGCCTTGTCCGCGTTTGCCGTTTCGAGCCATTTGTCTTTGCTGAATACTTTTTGTTTTGCGTTTGCCATTTTTGAGATTACCTCCGTTTTGTTTACTGTAATTACTTACAATCTTTTTAAGTTTGTTTTTCGGCGCGTACGGGTAAATGTTCTTTTTGTAGAAGTTCCGCCCGTTGATATGAGATAGCCAACCGATAAGGGATAGAAGGCTCATTGCTTGCCGCGGGGTAGTGTAGCCCGTTTTACTAACTTTGCGCACTCGACGACATAAACGAAAAAATATTCGTTTGCGAAGTATGGTTTTGTTTTTATAAAACCGATACCCGACAAAATCAATCGGGCGCGAGTTGAGTTTCCAAACTTGCCAATTACCTTTTATCTTTAATCCGATACCGTGCAAGTAGTTATCAATCGCCGCAACCGCTTTATGTAACTTTCGCTTGTTAGAGTCTATCAAAACCATATCGTCAACGTATCGGACGTAGTATTTGACGTGCAATACTTCTTTGATATAGTGGTCTAAACCCTCCAAGTAAAAATTTGAAAACCATTGCGACGTATAATATCCGATCGGTAGATGATCGCCGCCGTTTTCGAGGACTTGACCGATAAGGCGTAAAACCTTTTCGTCTTTGATTTTCCTTTTAAGCATTTCGAGCAATATCGGCGGGCGGACGCTGTCGAAAAACTTTGATACGTCAAGTTTTGCGCAATAGCGCATTTTGACGTCGCGTATCGCCGTTTCGACGTAAGCCTTCGCGTCAATGCCGCCGCGGTTAGGTATGCTCCCGCAACAATAACGGTACATACCGCGCGTTATTACGGGGTTTAATACCGTAATAATAAGCCAATGCACAATTTGATCGGGGTAAAACTTCGGTATCGTGATTTGTCGGGTTTTACAACAAGAATTGTCGTAAATTTCGATATGTTCACTCGGCGAAAGTTTTATCGTTTCGGTTTCAAGCATTGCTTTGATTTTTCGTGCGTAACCGTCAATATCACTCAATATCGCTTTGACGTAGAGTCGGTCGGTTTTACCTTTTGCGGCGTTTCGGATTGCCGTTTTGATAAAATCGACGTCGCACATTTTCTCGTACAAATAACCGACTCTTTTCATAGAATATCCTTTAATCTTCTTGCGGTCTTTCAATGCCTTACTAAACCGCCCTCTTTGTGAAGTGTTTTTTGCCGAGGGGCAAGGATTATGCGCGCTCTAAATAAATATCAAGATTAAATGCGACCCCCGATGTTCGAGTTCGCGTTCGACGGATCGTAATTACCGTTCCAATTCCACAAACCCGCGTTCGTCGTGTTGTTCCAATTCCCACCAACGGCAAGGACGGAGCCGTAGACGTGCGCGTAATCCGCGTAGTAGGTAGTGCTGCTACCGTCGCAATCGGTCGCGTATTGTATAAGCGGATTGCGTCCGAGCGGTTCGACTTTTTTAATATAGCCGTCCGACGCTCTATCGCCTTGATAAACGTACGGCGACGCGACTTTGCCCGCCGCGTAAGACGCGGGATCGGTACAAACATAGACTTTTTCGAGATAATCCTCGTCGCCGCCGAACGAAATACCGTCAACCCACTTGAAAACGTTACCCCACAAATTCTCGATACCGCGATACTTGCAAGCGTGTTTGCCGTCGGTGTTGCTGACTTCCGACCCCGGCGGGGTTTTTACGCCGTCCGTTCTTCCCGTAGCAACCGCCGCCGAGTTGCCGTTTGCATAACCATACATTACCGATTGCGAGTTCGTCGTTTTCATTTCGACGAGCCACAATTCTTTGATAATAAGGTCAATCAAGAAGTCGTACTGCTGATAACCCGCGCCGTTGCCGCCATTTTCCGGCTGACGGTCAATGATATTGCCCGCAATGCAGATGCAGTCGGCATCACTTTCCACCAAAGGCGTATTGTTGCCCCCGGTCCCATAACGTGCAGTCACGGTCGGCGCCACATCATACGGACCGGTATAACGCGCATCAATACCGTGATTCTCGTAAACCTTTTCCCTCCGGTCAACACGGAGGATGCTTGGCATACAGTTTCCACTCGGGCTCCCCTTGAGCGTTGGAGCTATCGATTCGTTATACCCGATACCTCCTGCACTTGCTCCTGCTCCGGCAGAAAAACCGGCAGCGAAGGTCTGCTGCTTCATCCCCGGACTTGCCTGCAGCGCACCGGCGATGTCATGCAGGTCCCGTACCTCGTCGCGCTGGTTGGCGGCAAAAGCAAGCACGCCACTATATCCGTCAACGCCATCTGCCGCGGGGTTCGGCTGTGTGACAAAGGTCTGCATCTGCATATTGGTGGTCGCCATCAAAGCACCGGACACGCCGTGCAGGTC